GGTCTAGTGGGTGCTATGACTTTTGCTTCTCATATTACCCAGCTTGACTTGCTTTCCTGCTATGAGGTAATTAAGGACAAGTCTGCCGCCGACATGCTTCTTCTATGTAAGGCACAAACTTAATGGCTAACAAACCATCTCTATTCTCTAAGATTTTAAAGAAGGCATCGACTGATCGCCTCATCAAGATGCGTATCATGATTACTCGATTGATTGCAACACGTACTCAGAATTAGTTTATAGTTGGACTGCACTGGCTTTGACTAATAAGCTTGATCAGTTGGCTCAACTGCGTAGCGGAAGAGAAGCACCGAAAGGTGGGCACCAACCCAGTATTATTGTAAGCTGGACTTATAAGGATAGAAATGATTGCATTAATCGACGGTGATCTGATTGCGTTCCGCTGTGCTGCTGCATGTGAGAATGAATCTCTGCTTATTGCTCAAGTAAGAGCAAATGACATGATGTATCGTATTCTTGAGGCATGCGATACAGAAGACTATACTTGTTTCGTATCCGGTGGTGAGAACTTCCGTAAGACTATTGATCCCTTATACAAGGCTAATCGCAAGGATAAAGTAGAACCTAAGTGGAGACAAGCTCTTAATAAATTACTAGTCATGCAGTGGTGGGCTGAAGTAACAGATGGTATCGAGGCTGATGATGCCTTGGGTATTGCTCAGACGAAGGATACAATCATTTGTAGTATCGACAAAGACATGCTCCAGATCCCTGGTAAGCATTACAACTTTGTCAAGAACGAGTTCATTGAAGTAAGTGAACTCTCGGGTATCCAATTCTTCTACAAACAAATGCTTATCGGTGATACTGCTGATAACATTACAGGTGTAAAAGGTATTGGTAAAGTAAAAGCGGAGAAGCTTATCTCTCCGATACAAAAAGAAGAAGAGATGTACTCTCTAGTCCGACAACTATACGCTGACGATGATCGGTTTCTCCGCAACGGGAAGCTACTCCACATCATGCAGAAAGAGAACGATATATGGGAACCAGCACCTACCCTTTCAGCTTATTACGACCAACAGCAACTCGTGCGGGCAGCAAGGTACGCAACCTCCGCCGAAGCGACAATCAATTGCTCGGAGAATACTGGTCTGGCGATTTCTGGGTAACAGCTACGTGGAATCTTGATGGTAGTTACGGACTGAGACAAGCACCGGAGGGTCTCAGTAGTGCTGTATACAATTGTGAGCTTTGCGTCATTACTATTTCTGATGAAAATGCTTTGGATCTCGTGAACAATGCCTAGACGAGGACCACCTAGTAAGAAGAAACAGTTCGAGTTTAAGTCGAAGTTTGAAGGCTACGTAGCAGATTACCTAGGGGAAGGATACCAATATGAAGTAGATACGATACCGTTCATTCAACCAGAAGCAAAGAGAAAGTATAAACCAGACTTCCGTATAGCAGAGAATACCTACATTGAATGTAAGGGTATCTTCTCTGTTGAAGACAGAAAGAAAATGCTATGGGTTAAAGAACAACACCCAGAGAAGCAGATCTATCTACTCTTCTACAACGCGAATCAGAAGCTCCGCAAGGGGTCGAAGACATCGTATGCGGGCTGGGCTGAAGCCAATGGCTTTGTGTGGGCTGATTGGTATAAAGAGGGACGTAAGATCCCTGAAGCATGGTTAATAAAGACATGACCAGAGAAGAAGCTACGGACTTAAAGTCATTTGAGAATCAATGTACTTGTGGCGGGTTTGCATGGTACATAAACGGACGCCCGCAAGAACAACCACATATGTCTTGGTGCCCACAGTATGATGAATACGAGGAGTGGTACCAAGCACTACATAGCAATACTCCAAAACAATAATAATAATAAAAAGGAACCAAATGGAAATCAAGAAAGTTAATGCCGCAGTTAGTGGTGCTCTAAATCTAGAGGTAGAATTTGATGACGAAGAGCATGCTTTTCTTATCGAGTTCGCTATCAATCATTTGATTGCTGCAGGTGCCTCACCCTTCCTGGTAGATTACGAAACACCGACAGAGGATAACACTACTGCTGATGGATTCTACGTACCAGGTAGTCGTATTATTAACTAAGGATAATTATGCCCGCTATTTATTTTGATGATAAACGCGATTGCACTACTTTGGACGGCAAACAGGATATACGCATTGAAAACTACCAAGGTGCCATTCTGATTGGCCAGTGGGATGGTACAGGAGAAACATTTCACTCTATAGTTGTTCCTCCACATCTAGCTACTAAGTTTCGTGAAACACTTCTGGCATTACCGGCAGAACAAAGTATGGTTCTAGATGCCGTTCTTTAAATAAAGGTTAAACTCAATTGACGAAGAACATTCATATTGTGGTCGGGGACTCGCACAGCAAGCCTGACGTGAGTAACCGACGCTTCGTCTGGTTGGGCAAGTATCTTCGTGATCTTGCCCTTCTCCATCCAGATGATAATATTAAAGTAATTGACATGGGTGACTGGGAAGATATGGAATCCCTCTCCTCTTACGACATTGGAAAGAAGAGTTATGAGGGCCGTCGTTACCAACGAGACATTGCCGCTGCTCTTGACGCACGACAGAAAACTAATCAAGCTATTGATGACCACAATGAAAGGGCGCGAGAGCATCACAAGCGAAGAATATTTGTGGAGAAGTATAGTCTCGGAGGAAATCATTCTGAGGGACGCATTGCAAAAGTTATTAACGATACGCCAATGCTTGACGGCACCATCGGAGTCGGAGATTTTCAACACGATCGATACGGCTGGCAATATGTGCCGTTCTTAAAGACACTGGAACTAGATGGATTTACCTATCAGCATTATTTTATTAGTGGGGTTATGGGTCGTCCCATTGGCGGCGAGTCTCCTGGACTGGCTCTTATCAAAAAGACTCTCACTTCCTGTATTTCTGGGCATAGCCATATCCTGGATATATCTCAACGTACTACTCCTAGCGGTCGTGCTATTTGGGGCATTCACTCCGGTTGCTTCTTAGATAAGGACCAATGGGAGGGATATGCTGGACCCGCAAACAAGCTTTGGCGTCGAGGTATTCTTGTACTAGATGATGTTAAAGATGGTGACTTTAAGAACTATCAATGGTTATCTGTAGAAGAACTGGAACGCATGTATGGCTGAGTGGAATCCCGATGTATATGAGTGCCCAGCATGTAAGGATCTAGTACACTCTAAATACCCAGGACATTTCGCTGCATGTAAATGCTTTGAAAACAAGATAGACAACATGGGTTTCGCTGTTGATCAAACAGAACACTACACTCGATTGATCGGTAATCTTCGAGCAGTTCACAAAGGAAAACTAAATGAGCAATGAGAAAGAAACTGTAACTATTTCAAAGAAGCTTTATGATACACTCCAAGAAGACTCGGAGATTCTAGATGCTCTCCGGGCTGGTGGTGTGGATAACTGGGATGGATATGACTTTGCTCTAGAAGATTGGCGGAATCAGAATGAGGATTGAACGTGCATTTTCTCCACTAAAGATTCATATCGAATCTAAAGAAGAGCAAGAGTTCCTACGCCATCTCTGCCAAGAAGCCATGGATAAACTACTTGGTAAGTGGTATAACGTAGGTGATCGTGGGCTCTCTGAACAGAAACAAAAGGAGCAGCATTTCTTGGCACATTTATATAAGGGTCTAGAATGATAATTGAAACAATCATTGCAGCTCTAGTACCTGTAGCAGCAGAGGGTATCAAGAGTGCTATCAACAAGTGGACAGGTGGTGTAAAGCCCCTGAATATTGATGAACAAATCAAGCTGGATCAGTCAGAGATTAGCAAGCTAGAAGCCGTTGCAAAGCTTGATAACCCAGGTGGTACTCCTTCGCAATGGGTTATTGATCTGCGTGCTAGTGCTCGCTATGTGGCCGCTGGTGTTGTTATTCTTGGGGCTATTGCAGTTATGTTCACAACTACTCCAGTAGAGATACAGAAGATGTCTCTAGAGGCAGCTAACATCGTCTTTGGTTTCCTCTTCGGTAGTCGAATCGTAGCTAACTTCAAACGATCATGATTAAGAAACTCAACCTCTTTGGTCAAGTATGGAAGATCATTTATCGTAAACCTGTACCTATTCTTGATCATCAATTCCGAGGAATGACTTGTTACCCACAGCGAGAGATCCACCTATTGACAGGAGAAGCCGAACGTTCAACGATGTTGCATGAACTCATCCATGTAGCTAGTGATACCTGCGGTGCAGATCTTACCGAGAAACAAGTTGAGTCTCTTGAACGTGGTCTCTGGATGGTCTTTGAAGCTAACCCAAAACTAATGGAGTACTTTGTATATGGCAACACACCAAGTTTTAACCGGGCAATTGTCGCTGGATTTATTTCCCTTGAAGCAGCCGGCACCAATCCCCAATAAGACAGCACACATCAACGATCTAGTGTGTGTTGATCTACGGTATCGTAAAGAAGAGGGTATCAAGAAGTATGGTACCCCACTACAAGCAAGTAATGGACGTGATGCCCTAGTCGATGCGTATGAGGAAGCATTGGACATGTGTCAATATTTAAAGCAAGCAATCGTGGAGCGTAACAATGAACAAAAAGCCGTGGCTGCTAAAGTCGCAGGCTGAGAAGAATAACGAGCAGGCGGCAGACCACCCAGGTCTGCTTGCTTGTGCTGTTTACTCAGCTATGCAAAAGAACCAAGAGTTACGAGACGGGGTTCTCAAGTTACAAAAGAATCTAGATGATGCTGTTGAATTACTAACTAAAATGGATCAGAAGATCGCAATTCTAAACGTTTTAAATAAGCCTAGTAATGGAAAGAATCCCAATGCTTCCAATTAATGCAGACATCTTCGTAGTTACAGGTATCACTGGTCTTGGTTTCGAGAAGTCTTCTTGGCTAGTCAATGCCTACTCAACCCAAGCTGGTGCAGACAAAGCTGCTACCTTTCTTCAACGAGAGGCTGACAAGATTGAACTAGCACCTACTCGCGAGCTAACTATGAACGCTCTTAACAACCTCAAGCTATTCGATCCTCTTGCTTGGTTTGATGAGAACATTATCTACACTGTAGAGAGAGTACGATATGTTGTGTAACAACGTAAAAGGATTTCTTCATGTCGTATAACGAACACACTAAGAAGAAGATGCAGACAGGCATTCCCAATAATAACTATCGAGACAATTGGGATTTGATCTTTAACAAAGCTAAGGTACTTGGTACAGAAAGTAAATCACATGCAGGTAACGCTGGTCGATCACACCCAAAACCCCGAGGCTAACATTGCTAAGTTCTCAGCCATCTGCTATGATGCTGACACAGGAGAAGATGCCAATGCACGACGTATTAAAAAGCTTCTACAGCTTGGGCATCTTGCTACTCTTCGTTTTGCTTATGCCACATTTCTTATCAGTGGAATCTCTCGTACTTGTAGCCATCAGCTCGTTCGCTCTAAGCATCTGGATTTCCTACAAGAATCGCAACGATATGTGGATCAGTCCAACCCAAGCTTCATTATACCACCAGCAATAGCTCAGGATGACGCTGCGCGAGCTTGCTACGAGCGTCTACAGGCTGTATCCTCGTACACCTATGGGCATCTACGTTCAATGGGCATACGTAAGGAAGATGCACGTTTTGCATTACTTGAAGCATCACCTACCAAGTTGTATGTAACGGGTAACTTTCAGGCTTGGCGAGATGCGTTGCGTCTGCGCACTGACAAAGCGGCGCAATGGGAAATTCGGGAAGTCTTCGAACTAATTGGTCAACAGCTTTGTCAAATTGCTCCTAACGTATTTCAAGAGTACAATGGAAAAGAAAAAGATTCGTAATCCGATAGTGCGAGCATTGGTATCTACTAATGGTCCATTTAAAAGTAAGACCGAAGAATCGTATCGACACAAGATTAATCAACAAAACAAACTAGAAGCCGAAGAAGAGCTTCGTAACTATACAGGCAACTATAAGAATAAGAATGACGACAAAGAAGCGATTTAAAACCGAGTTCGCCGCTAATATTTTCCGAAATAAATACGCGCAAGGTATTGAGGATACATGGGACAACCTTGCTGAGCGTGTAGTAGAAGACGTATGCGGGACACGCTGGAGTACAGCGCAGGCACTCATGTGTAAGGACGACAGGGATCATTTAGCAGAGTACATTAAACGTATGGCCTTTATTCCAGGAGGCAGATATCTTTGGTATAGTGGCCGTAAGAATAGTTACTTCAACAATTGTTTTACTCTTAGAGCAGAAGAGGATACCCGTGAGGAGTGGGCTGCTTTGTCTCAGCGTGCTGTGTCTTGTCTTATGACTGGCGGTGGTATCGGAGTAGACTATAGTATCCTACGTGCTCGTGGTAAGCCCCTAAGCAAGACAGGTGGTACTGCTAGTGGTCCGCTTCCTCTTATGCAGATGATCAATGAGATCGGGCGCGGAGTTATGCAAGGGGGCAGTCGCAGGTCAGCTATCTACGCGTCTCTTAACTGGCAGCATGAAGATGCTGGTGATTTTCTAGCAGCTAAGAACTGGTCGCCAGTGATTAAGGATCTTAAGGCGAACGACTTCAACTTCCCAGCTAGTCTTGATATGACTAACATATCACTTAACTATGATGATGCTTGGTTAAATAACTCGGATCGTGCTAGTGATCATACCTTCCTAGCTAATGTACGTCAAGCAATGGAAACAGGAGAACCTGGATTCTCTTTTAACTTCGGAAGTAAACAGAATGAGACGCTTCGCAATGCTTGTACAGAAGTTACGTCTGAAGATGACTCTGATGTTTGTAACCTTGGTTCGATTAACATCGGTGCCATTTCTAGTCTTGATGAGTTTAAGTCTGTGGTTACTTTGGCTAGTAAGTTTCTCGTTTGTGGCACTCTTCGCGCCGACTTACCATATGACAAAGTTTACAAAGTTCGAGAAAAGAATCGACGACTTGGACTCGGCCTTATGGGAATTCATGAATGGCTCCTCAAACGAGGACAACAATACGAAGTAACTGATGAACTTAAACAATGGCTAGAGGTATATAAAGATGAGTCAGAACGAGCAGCTAATGACCACTGTGACCGCTTCTTTATCAGCCGTCCTAAAGCGTTCCGAGCAATTGCCCCTACTGGATCGATTGGTATTCTTGCGGGAACTACCACAGGTATTGAGCCACTTTTCGCAGTGGCATATAAACGACGCTATCTTACAGATGGAACAAAATGGAAGTATGAATATGTCGTTGACTCCACAGCAGATCTCCTCATCAAAGAGTACGGACTAGATCCGGATAAGATTGATACAGCCTATAAACTGAGCCATAACTATGAACAACGAATCAAGTTCCAAGCAGACATTCAAGATTACGTTGATATGTCAATCTCATCCACTATTAATCTACCTGCTTGGGGTTCAAAAGGAAACAGCGAAGCAGACGTATCTAAGTTCGCTGAAACTCTCAGTAAATACGCCCCACGGTTACGTGGATTTACGGCCTACCCAGATGGAGCTAGAGGTGGTCAACCCTTGACTGAGTGCAGTTATAAAGAAGCAACATCACATCGAGGAGTAGTCTATGATGAAAACGCTGATCGTGCTTGTAAAGACGGGGTTTGTGGGGTATAGATGATTATCGTCTGGGAATTTATAAGCGGGGCCATGTTCGGGATTGAGTTCATTACAGGAGGTATGGTCTTGGACCTAGGCATTGTCCGTATCATGTTCCTGAAACCAGACTCACCTTACATTCAGTACGAAGAGTAACCAATAGAAAAGGCCGGGTTTTATCCCGGCCTCTTAGCTTCAGCAAACATCCTTTACGGATGAGATAAGGATCACCTCCTTATGGCAGGAAGACTCGCTTCCCACTACGTGGTGAAACGGATTGTAAATGAGTCCAACGCGGAGTTTTGCTTGGATGCTCTAACCAAAGACCCACTTTCTCTAGCTCCTTTAAGTTATTCATACACCACTCATCAATAGAACCATCGTCATCATTTAAATCGATGGCCTTCCCAATAATGTGATTGCTCCGTTTAGCGCCACCTACCTGCCTGTTAACAGTAGCTGGCCTCCATCCAGAGTTCACACTAGTCCCCTTACCCATAACTTCCAGCAGTTTATTGACACGACTTACGAGTAGGGTTGCATTGTCTCGTATCTCTTGGGTCATGTCCTGCTGGTATCTCTTATCCCTACCCATCCAGTACTGCTCAATAGTTATCATTTATAAACTACCTCCCGGTTAGTTTGAGCAGACCACTCTTCTGCGAGAACCTTCCGCTGATGCGGACCAGCAGCCCTTAGTCTACGGATAATACTCTCTGTCTTCTTCTTGTCTACTGCATTCTGCCAGCCAGATTGGATCTTAGCAAGGACGTTGGCTTCGTCTGGATACTTCTTACCTAGAGACTCCAAACGCTTCAGCGCGGTGCCCTCTCGTCCGCCCAAACCCCATCCCTCATTCTTATCCATCTGTCTGATCTTAGCATCAAAGAACACCTGAAGAGCATGGTTGATCTCGTTGTTCTTAGTCCGATCTTTCTCAGTGCTAGTAGTGTACTCACGAGATAGGCGTACCTCCTCTGTAGATCTAGTACCCAATCCCTTAGCCACCCGATCCATTACTGTCCCTGTACCTAAGCTCTCACTAGCCTTACCAATACTAATAGTATCTTGTCCTCTGCCGCCCTGCCCTGGGGGTAGGAATACTTCAGTATTAAGAACTCGCTGAGGCATGTTGGTTGTGTTCTGAGTGAGTAGCTTCTTGATCTCTGAGTCAGTACCACCTGTCTTCCATACCACAAACGCATTAGCCCCAGCTTTAGCAGCAAAGGACACAGCTGTAAAGTTATCCAAGATAGAATCAGAACCCTTGGCTGTTTCTACAATAGGAGAGTATCGGATACCGGGTACATCAAGGCCACGGTCTTGTCCCATGGCTTTAGCTGCAACAGTTGTTGCTGCACTAGGTAGACCCATTTCAATTGCTACGTCTGCTGTGTCACTACCTGTCTTCGTGTTATTTACAACTAAGCTAATTGCACTAGGTAATTTGGTATCCTCATCAGTTAAGAAAGAGTTGTACACGTTACGTAAGAACTCATACTCTGAGATGATGGGGGCATTGTACAAACCACCAGCTGCAATTGATGTAGCCATCAGAGTTAGTAGC